GTTAACAGTGGCATTGATAGATATATTATAATGTAACTTATACCACAATTATTTAATTATACCCCCACTAGGGGGGGACTAACTGTCTCTTTGTTAATTGAATTACAACAAAAAAATATCTCACAGAAATTATTGACATCAGGTTTGGGATCACTTCGTGATCTTTTTGCAGGGAATGTAATTATTTATCATTTATCTATTGACTTTTGATTTAAAGTATGATATAATATTAGTATATTAAAGATGATAGTAGTTAGTTATAGTTTTATAGTAATGTAATAATGTAATTATTAATTATGTAAATCATAGTATGATGGAGAGGGGACAATTATGGGTAAGACATTAAAAAATAAAAACATGATCCGTATAGATGGAACACCTAAGTCTTCTATTGGTCATCAAGGTCAAATAGTATATAGAGGTAAGACCAAAGTTGATCATAAGGGTGAAAAGTATACTCAAGGTCTAACAGTTATGACTGAGAAGTCTTTAACGTGGGGTGGTGGTAAAGAACCAAAGAGGTTTGGTCCTGGAATAACAAAAGGTATGCATCCTACTGAATTACAGTATCTTGCTTTTACAGGTAAACTATCTGAAGGACAAAAGAGTGTAGCGAAACTACAAGCTAAAAAGTTTTTAAAGAAGAAACTAGATCCTTTTTATCCTAATGCCCCTTTAAAAAAGAACAAGAAGCATTATATATAAGAAATAGTTCTTGACTTTTCTTAAAACTTGTGTTATAATTATGGTATGAGTAAGAAATCGTTTAAAGACAAGATGGGTAGGTATAGAACTCAATCCCTTTTCTGGGAGCTAAGAGATCCATCTATGGAACCAATTTGGTGTATGAAGGACTATGACCTTGTAAAAGGTGATAAGACCTTCCCTTCGTTAAAGAATAAGTATTTTTCTTATGATCACGTTCCAGGGTTTGAATATGAGTTTGCTATGGCAACCTTAGGTTCCTGGGATCACTGGTTAAAGCTATGTAATGATACAACACCACAAATTAAAGATATGATACAAGGCTGGCGTGATGAGTTAGATATTAAACTCAAGGCAGTTGGGATCAAGGCTATCATTGCCTCATCATCAGATAATGATGCTAAGGGTCTTCAGGCTAGTAAATATCTTGTAGAAAAAGGATATGCTGTTAAAAAGGCGGGGCGCCCTTCCAGGGAAGATGTAGAAAGAGAACTTAAAGTAGATGCTAGGGCTGCTAAGGAACAACAAGCAGATCTTGAACGTATTGGCTTAACAATAATTAATGGAGACAAATAATGGCTGGACCACTAATATATGGAATAGGAAAGGCAGTTTTAGCAACAGCAGCTGGTAAAACAGCAAGATATGGAGCTAAGAAACTGGCTAAAGCATTAATTAAAAGAAACACTAAGAAAGTAAAAAAACCTCAAATTACTAGAAAAAACCCTGACTTTAATTCTGGACCAAAGGGTGGTAATGTAAAAGATAAACGAGTATTACGAAAGTTTGTTAATCAAGAAAATAAAATGTTAGCAAAAATGAAAAAAGGACCTCAAGAAAATATTGAAATGTTTTTACAAAGAAGAACAAACATAGAAAATATTCTATCTGATAATATAAAGAATGTCCTTAAACATAAAAATAAATAATGGCTTTTTATACAAATGGTAAGAGGGACTATAAGAAAGAACTTAACTGGGAAAAGAAGAAGAAACCTGGTAGAGTTAAGGATAGAGCAAAACGTAATGCAGCTAGGAAACTAGCAGGACTAAAAAAAGGTGATCCTCGTCAAGTTGATCATAAAGATGGTAACCCTAGAAATAATACAAAGTCTAATCTTAGAGTAGTTTCAGCTAAAACTAATCTAAAGAAAGAAGCGAATAGAAAGAAAAGGACAACACCACGTCCATATAAGAAATATAGAACTAAATCTAAATCAAGGAAAACATAAATGGCTAAAATTACACTCCCTACCATTGCAGCTGGATATGCTAGTAACACAGCATTCAATACTGCATATGACTTAATAGAAGCAGAATTCCAGAATAAAGTATTATATAGAAATAATACTAGTGGTGAAACTAATACCATGTCTCAAGCTCTGGATATGAATAGTAATAATATTATTAATGCTGCAACTATTACTTGTACAGGTCTTACTGTAGGAGGAACTAGCCTAACAACCAAAGTAGCAGAAGCTGCAGCCAGTGCAACCGCAGCTGCAGCAAGTGCTACAGCAGCAGCTAGTTCTGCAACAGCTGCAGCAAGTTCAGCTACTGCAGCAGCAGGTTATGTTGATACCTTTGATGATAAATATCTAGGATCTAAAACTTCTGCGCCTACTGTAGACAATGATGGTGATGCTTTAACTGATGGTGCTCTATACTTTAATACAACAAGTAATATTATGTTTGTATATGACTTAGGTTCTACTACTTGGTTACAACTAACACTAACATCTTCTAATCAAACAAATGTAAATACTGTAGCAGCTAATATTACTAATGTTAATACTGTAGCTGGTATATCAGCTAATGTAACAACAGTTGCTGGAATCTCTAGTGCTGTTAGTACAGTAGCAGCAGATTCAGCTGATATTGGAGCTGTAGCAGGAAAAGCTACAGAGATAGGTAGACTAGGTACAACAGATGCTGTAGCTGATATGGCATTATTAGGTACATCTGCTAATGTTACTAATATGGCAACACTAGGAGCAAGTGGAGTTGTTACTAATATTGCTACTGTAGCTACTAATGTAGCTGGTGTAAATAGTTTTGCTGACTTATATAGAGGAGCAGCAAGTTCAGATCCTACTGGTAGTATTACTACTGGTACTTTATATTATAATACTTCTGGTACACCTCAGTTAAAAGTTTATGATGGTTCAAATTGGCAAGCAGCAGCTTTCTCAATAACAGGTACAGTAACTACTTTTAATACAAGAGCTGGAGCAGTAACATTAACAAGTGGAGATGTTACAACAGCTTTAACATTTACTCCTCAAGCAGTAAATGCAAACTTAACAGCTATTGCTGGATTAACAAGTGCAGCTGATAAAGGGATTCAATTTACTGGATCAGGTACAGCTGCTGTATATGATTTAACAGCTGCTGGTAAAGCATTATTAGATGATGCAGCTGCATCAGACCAAAGAACAACTCTAGGATTAGGTACTGCTGCTGTCTTAGATACTGGTATTTCAAATACAAATGTACCTAAATTTACTTCAGGTGTAGCTGATGATGACTTTTTAAGAGTTGATGGAACTGCAATAGAAGGTCGTTCTGCATCAGAAGTATTATCAGATATTGGTGCTATTACAGCTAGTTCTACTGATACTTTAACAAATAAAAGTATAGCTGCATCTCAACTAACAGGAGCTTTACCTGCTATTGATGGTTCTGCTTTAACAGGTATTGGTGGTGGTAAAATACTGCAAGTTCAGCAAGTAACAAAATTAGATACAGCAACAACAACAACAGCTCTGGGTTCATGGGCAGATATTACTGGAATGACTTTATCAATTACACCAACAGCTACATCTAGCAAAATTCTTGTACTGGTAAATGGTTCTACATCACCAGCAAATAATAATTATTCAATAGGAGTTAATTTAGTAAGAGGTTCAACCTCCATATTTGTTGCTAATGCAAGAGGTTCTTCAACACGAACTAGTGATTGGGGACTTTGCCAAGCAAATCAAAATAACTCTGTAAATATTGCATATTTAGATTCACCAAGCACAACAAGTGCAACAACTTATAAATTACAAATGGCAGTTGAAAGCGGTTCTACTGCTTTATTTGGGGGTTCCTATTCTGATGGAGGTGTTACTAATGGTAGCGTTCCAGGTTCAATTATTTTAATGGAGGTAGGTGCATGATTAATCCAAATGCAGTATATGCTTTATACCCTAATGTTAAATCAACAACAGGAAATGAAGAAGAAACTTTTATTGCTTTTGACATAGATGGTAATCAAGTAGCAATAGACTTTTCTTTAGTTAATGCTTGGGTAGATCCAGAAGCATACAAATATAAAAGAGCGCAAGAATATCCACCTCATGCAGATTATCTTGATGCAATAGTTAAAGATGATAGTGTTCAATTACAAAAATATATAGATGATTGTTTAGCTGTTAAAGCTAAATATCCTAAACCAGAGGAAGAAGAATAATGGCAACTATAATTAGTGGTGATACAGTTAAAGTAAAATTTGATAATCCTAAACCAGAGTAGGATTCTTAGAGATGGAATATTTAATCATGACTCTTGGTTTAAAGGTAGCATGTGTAATAACTTCTATCTTAGGAGGTCTGTTTAATTATAATCAGAAAAAGATAATATCTCGAAAGGGAAATTCTGGAGGTCATATTAGATGGCATGCAGAAAGAGCAAAAGCAAGAAAAGAATTATTTTTTAGTCTTTGTCTTGCTATAGTAAGTGTGGAATTATTTATACCACCATTGTTACATCAGTTTGGTTTACATGTAACATTTGCACCACTATTAGCATTTTTAATAGGGTATAGTGGAATGAGATTAGTTCCTGCATTAGAAAGAAAGGTTACCAAGTTTTTAGATAAGGTAATGAATTAATATTTAATTAAAAGGAGATTAACAAATGGCAAAAGATAAAAAAACCCCATTTGAGTTACACGGTAAGACATATAATGTAGAAGATTTAAATCAAGAACAAGCACTATTATTCCAACATATTGGAGATATAGAAAGAAAATCATCACAATTATTATTTAATTTAGAACAATTAAATGTAGGTAAAGATGCTTTTATTTTAAAACTACAAACATCATTATTAGTAGAAGCAGATAAGAAAAAGAATAAAGATTCAAAATCTGAGGAGAATAAATGAAGCATCTAAAAAAATATTTAAAAGAAGTAAAGACTAAAGTCTATCTTAGTATATGGAATTTTGTATATACTCTTGTTCATAGAGTAGATCAATTTCTTATGAAGCTTAGAGATAAGATTTAGGATATAGAAAGTGTCTAGAAATGATGTAATTAGAGATGCAGCAGAAGCTGATCTTCTAACTTTTATTAAATTAGTTGCTCCTCATATTTTATATGGTGCTATACATGAAGAACTTATTTCATGGTGGGGAAGACAAGAAGCTAAAGATAATCAGTTAGTATTATTACCTCGTGGACATATGAAAAGTAAACTAGCTGCATATAGGACAGCTTGGTGGATTACAAAACATCCAGAAACTACTGTTCTATATGTATCAGCTACTGCTGATTTAGCAGAGAAACAACTATATGCAATTAAACAGATAATAGATTCACCAATCTATAGAAGATACTGGAGTGATATGATTCACCCAGAAGAAGGAAAACGTGAAAAGTGGGCAGTAGCTGAAATAGCTGTTGACCACCCTAGACGTAAACTGGAGGGAATAAGAGATGCTACTTGTAAAGCTGTTGGGCTTACTAGTAATACTACAGGCTTCCACGCAGATATTGTCGTACTTGATGACATTGTCGTACCAGGGAATGCTTATTCGGAAGATGGAAGAGAAAAAGTAAGTAATGCTTATTCTCAATTAGCTTCTATTGAAAATCCAGGAGCACAAGAATGGGTTGTAGGTACTAGATATCATCCTCGTGATATATATGATACGATGATAAATATGAAAGAAGTACACTATGATGATGACGGAGAAGTACTCCAAGAAGATGAAGTATACGAATTGTTCCAAAAAGTCGTAGAAACAGATGGAGAGTTTTTATGGGCTAAGAGGACAAGAAAAGATGGTAAGGCTTTTGGATTTGATAGTAAAGAACTGGCTAGAATTAAGGCAAAGTATATTGATACAACTCAGTTTTATGCACAGTACTACAATGATCCAAATACTACTGAGAGTGCCAGAATTAGTAAAGAAAACTTTCAATACTTTGATAAATCTAATTTAACAAATAAAGAAGGTGATTGGTATATTAGAGATAGAAAGTTAAATGTATATGCTGCAATTGACTTTGCATTCTCTTTAAGAAAACAAGCTGACTATACAGCTTTAGTTGTAGTAGGTGTAGATCACCAAGCTAATTATTATGTATTAGATATTGATAGATTTAAAACAGATAAGATAGTAGATTATTATAAACATATATTAACTGCTTGGGAAAAATGGGGATTTAGAAAAATAAGAGCAGAGATAACAGTAGCTCAACAAACAATTGTAAAAGAATTAAAAGATAGTTATCTAAAACCAAATGGAATACCTTTATCAATAGATGAATTTAGACCAACTAGACATCTTGGAGATAAAGCACAAAGGATTGGTTCTGTATTAGAACCTAAATATGATAATTTACAAGTCTGGCATTATAAAGGTGGTAATTGTCAAACATTAGAAGAAGAACTTGTAATGGTTCATCCACCACATGATGATGTTAAAGATGCATTAGCAAATGCAATGGCAATATCATTAGTACCTAAATTACGTGCACATATGAATTTAGGTTTAAATAAAAAACAAATGACTCACAGCCGTTTTGGTGGTGTGAGTTTTAATTAAGGAAATAATATGGCTGGTGAAGTAGCAGAAATTCAAGGATTAATAGCACAAGAAAATATGGCTAAAGAATTAGCTGGACTATATAATCAATGGTGGATTCAAAGAAATAGTAAAGAAGCTGAATGGAGAGAACTTAGAAACTATCTATTTGCTACTGATACTACATCTACATCTAATAGTTCTTTACCTTGGAAAAATAAAACAACTCTTCCTAAGTTAACACAAATTAGGGATAACCTACATGCTAATTATATGGATGCTCTCTTTCCAAATGAAGATTGGATGAAATGGGAAGGTGCTACTATGGAAGCTTCTACTATGAAAAAACGTAGAGCTATAGAAGCATATATGAAAACTAAATTAAAAGAAGGTGGTTTTAGAGAAACTATTTCTGAATTAGTAGCTGACTATATTGACTATGGTAATTGTTTTGGAGAAGTACAATATGTAAATGAATCTCATGTAGATCCTATAACAGAAGAAACTGTTACAACATATAATGGTCCTAAACTTGTTAGAATATCTCCATTTGATATTGTATTTAATCCTGTATCTTCTTCTTTTGCAAAGAGCCCTAAGTTTACTAGATATGTAAAAAGTGTAGGAGAACTTAAAAAAGAAGTAGAAACTAGACCAGATTTACAATATAAAAAATCTGTATTTAATAAAGCTTTAGATGTTAGAAAATCTATTTCTATGTTTAGAATGGAAGATGTTAATAAAGCTAATGCATTTATAGCTGATGGTTTTGGTACATTACAAGAATACTATCAATCAGGAATGGTTGAAATATTACAGTTTGAAGGTGACTTTTATGATAAGGAAGCTGATAAACTTCATGAAAATAAAATTATTACTATTATAGATAGAAGTTATGTTCTTCGTAATATTGATAATCCTAGTTATATTGGTCATGATACTAAACATCATGTAGGTTGGAGAAAACGACCAGATAATCTTTATGGTATGGGTCCTTTAGATAATTTAGTAGGTATACAATATAGATTAGATCATTTAGAGAATCTTAAAGCTGATGCTTTAGATTTAACTATACATCCACCAATGGTACTTAAAGGTGAAGTAGAACCATTTGAGTGGGGACCAGAATCAGTTATTCAATTACAAGAAGATGGTGCTGTAGATATGTTACCACCTAATCCTGCTGCTTTTCAAGTTAATAATGAATTAGCAGCTTTAATGAATACTATGGAAGAAATGGCTGGAGCACCTAAAGAAGCTATGGGAATTAGAACTCCTGGTGAGAAGACTGCTTTTGAAGTACAGTCTTTACAGAATGCTGCTGGTAGAATTTTCCAAAATAAAGTTAATCAGTTTGAAGTAGAATTCTTAGAACCTATTTTAAATACTATGTTAGAAACTGCTAAACGTAATTTAAATTTACCAGAACTAGCTAAAGTATATGATGATGACTTTGGTGTACAAGATTTCTTATCTGTAACTAAAGAGGATTTAACTTCTAGAGGAAAGATAAGACCTGTTGGTGCTAGACATTATGCAACTAGAGCTCAACTATTACAAAATATCTTAGGAGTATTTAATAGTCCAATTGGACAAACAATTGCTCCTCATATTTCACCTAAACAATTAGCTATTATGGTAGAAGAATATATGGGTTTTGAAAAGTATGGTTTTATTAAAGATAATGCTGCTTTATTTGAAGCTGCTGAACAAGAAAAACTTAAAATGCAGATTCAACAAGATTTACAAGCTCAACAACAAGAGCCAAGTATGGAAGAACAAATGGTAAATCAACAAGTACAAGAAATGGAACAAGGAGCAGTACCAGAACAAGATCCAGCAATGGAAGAAA